TTGGCTGATAATCTGTATAGGTTTCATAATGTATATTTATTAGTGCGTTATGTAAATGGGCATGGGCATAATCCACTCATCTTCTCGTTCTTCACGCATTTTATCGTATATAGCAGGATCCCACTCTTGTAGCATCATTACCATGCGTAGTGCCAACAGCATACTGCTGACCAAATCATCAGTTGAGCCGACTTTGCCTGCAAAACTTATTCCTTTAGCCACATAGGTCTTTAGTTCACTGACTAAAGGCTTGCTATAGATTTTCAATCTATCGCTTTCAATTAGATGTTTTAACTTAGCACAGATTGATATTTTTGCTGAGTGTGTGGTATTAAATCCCTTGCGGAATCTGCGAACATGCCCTTTCTTTATGGGCTCACTGAGGAACAGGCCTGGTATACTTTCTTCACCTAATTCTGATATGGCCACCAGTGCCGCTTCACCTACCGCATTATTTTCTACACTAAAATATAAATTTGCAGTTTGTCCTTGTTTGGAACATTCGTCATTGATATAGTTACAAATATCTCTAAGAATGCGTACTTGTCCTTGTATAGTCGTAAGGTTGTGCTGCCATTCGCCTGCCTGTTCGAAACTGGGAATTTCTAAGATTTGTATGGCTGCTGGATCTCCACCTGTGCCCAGACTGGGATCAAGAGCAACAATATATGAGGAGTTAGGTTTGATCTTCCTATACCAACGACACTGCCCCATCTTCATGAATGGCTCTTTGCCCTCTAAGGTAGCCAATTTTAGACTGCTGATTAACGTTTCATCGAAGACCAAAAATTCGCATTCGTGCTCACGGCGGAATCGTTCTTCGCCTATACTTGCTCTTTCTACTTCTGCCCACTTTTCATCACGCTCAGGGTGCTCACTCCAATGTGCTCTAAAAGGAAAAAACCCGTTTCTTCCTAACTCTGTTGTATTACCATGTTCATCAAACCTATAACTAGCATCCTTCCAAATTAGAGCAAATTGATCTTCATCTGAATTAGGTGTAGATGTTAGTATGGCCTTACCACCTGTGGCTAATGTAGGACGAATCGAAGTCCAAAATTCTGTAGCAATGTTCGGTTCAACGAAGGCAAACTCGTCAGCATAGAGTAGAGAAATACTCATACCACGACCTGTTGTTTCTGTTGTGGTCTGTGCTACAATACGACTACCGTTGTCAAACTCTATGCTCTGTTTGTTATAACTGACCACACCACAACGAATATGATCAGGACATAATTCATAGGCATATCTAATACGCTGCATGATTTCCTGGGCACCTGTATATTTGTGTGCTGCCACAAGTATAGTGCTGTCTGGTATAAACATTGCATACCACAACAAATAACCTGCCGCTGTAGTAGTTTTACCTGTTTGGCGAGGCAGGAGATTTATATTAAACCTGTGATCATGATAACTATCTACCAAGCGTTTTTGATAATCGAATGCTTCGTATTTTAATTTTCCTCTTACAGGATGTTGAATAAAGAAAAAGTTATTAAGAAAATAATGAGGCCCAGTTTCTTGATTTTGACAAGCAATTAGATCATCAATATGCTCTTGTGTCCATTTTTGTTGGACATTTGCATTTTTAACAAGTTTATAATCTTTTGTAATTGCCATATGATTATTTACTGAAAAAAATAGCCCCTTAAGGGGCTATTTGGTGAATATTTGAAATTTATTCACCGATAAATTTGCGATATTCTGCAAATAAACCATGTTCAACCTGCTCCATTGTTCTGGTATAGGGGTTGCCGCCACCATTTACCTTGCTGGCTTCGCTGTCGCCTTTGCTGTTCATATCGTTGCCAGTTGGAGTCATATTATCATATCCAGATGTTTCTGGATTTGGAGTATTGTCATACTCTTTTACATCGTCACCACTGTCTCCCTGGTCGCCGTCCTGGTCACCTCCTTCATCGTCGCCTGGGTTTAATTTATCTATCATACTGCGCATCATTGTGGGTTCGTCCATGCCCATGTCATCGCCACCGTCCGTATCCACTTCTGCAGGTGGCGGCATGTCTCCTGCCGGTTCTGTCATACCCATATCATCAGAATGATCATGTTGTCCTTGTCCTGCTAGTGTCATTATATCTCTTAGCATAGAACTGAGTTCATCACCGCTATCTGCTGTAATGTTTATGCTAGCTGGAGTATGATGATCACCGATGCCTCCCATTGCAGGCATCATGCCACATTCTTCTACTTGTTCATCATCACCTTCTTTTACAGGAAAGGTTTTCTTTCCAACTGTAAAAGATTTTTCGCCTTTTGCCTTTGCCTGGTCAGATTTAATTTTTAGAATCTCCGGACCTTCATCTGCTTTTTCCTCACCTACTTCTTTACTTTCGTTGTTAAGAATAGGAGTATCGTTATATATTCGAGGATTATCAGCATCAAGTTCTGCTAATCTTTTTAATACATCTAACATCTGCATAATTATTTCCTTAACGGGTTATAGTCCGTTGGCTGTATTGGACTTTGTGTACCAGCAGGGGAATCTGTATTAAATTTAGCATCACCCTCGGTAGGTCTTTGCTCACCACGCTCTTTGCGTTGTAATCTTAAAATGTCGTTTAATTCTTTTACAAAACCTGTGTTATATTTGTCACCGTAGTAATCTTCAAACTTAGCATTAGGGGCTTCTTTATAATCTGGATCATCTAAAAGAGCACCTTTGCGTTCTGCTACAGGAGTTTGATATTCTTCGCTAGGTTCTCCCGGGCGTCTTACAACTACATGACTGGTTTGCTTTTTAACTGCTTGGGCAACAAATTCTGTTAGTTCATGTTGAGTAGCAGGATAATGCAAACTAACTTCGTAAATATTTACTTCTAAGTTTTTTACATTAGGAAAATCTAAAGGTAGTTCTTGTATAGGAGTTTTACCTGATTTTTTAAAACTATTTGTAACAAATCTTTCAAGGGTTGACTTTAAAGCGGTCTCTTGTTCATTAGTCATTTCTCCAGCGATCTTGATTTTAAAATCATAACGCTTTTGACTTTCGGTTAGATATTCTGTAAAGGTTTTCATAGTATTATTTATTCATATTCTTAAGTTTTTCTAACAGGGTATTTCTGTCACTGATGATAAATCCCTGTGCTTCTATAGGCTTATCTTCATCACTGTTATGTTTCTTATCTATGGCTAATTTTTTCAACTGAAGTTCGACCATTTTTAATTTTTTATCAATCTTAGCACTTTTTGCTTGAATAGCAGCATTCATCATATTCGCTGCTACTTCAAACATTCTTGCTCCATATCTGACTTCTACATTCATACCTAAATCCATTAGGTCATCATAGGCTTGTTCAGCTTTGCTTGCTAATGCATCTAATTCTGCATCGCTAATATCTCCTAATCCCTTAACTCTAGGTAAAGCAGCAGATATTTTGTCAAACTGTTCTAATTTTTCTTGTAGATTAATGGCTTCCGGCACATGATTTATTTCTTTTGAAGTTTCAAAAGGTTGATCAGAAGGAGCTAGGTCTAATATTTGTTCTAGTTTTTTCGTCATAATTTTACTTATCGTTTTTTGTTAGGATTATGAAAGATATCGTTTTCTGTAATTACCCTAAATTTTAAACCATGATTGCTAGCCCATTGATTTGCAGCGCCCCATTTTGCCATATTTTTTACATATTGTGCTTGGTTGTAGGGATTTTTCCCTACACGTTCTTTCAGGGCTTGATTAGCAGGTTTAATTTCAATTAGTTCTGCATGTTTTTTTAAATTTTTATCAACATATACAATTAAGAAATCTGGGACATATACAGTTTGCCTGCCGGTTAGCGGATCTCTATAAGGAATTTTAACTGGTTCACTGGCCCACTCTTGAATAGATGGGTTATTGTCACAAAAAATCATAAAGGTCATTTCCCAACTGCTTCTGTAAAGGGGATCTTTTTTGCCTACATATTTTTCTGGATTTTTAATTCTGTAAACGTCTTTGCTAAATTTTAAACTCATGCTATTAAGTTTCTTGTAATCTCAGGATTTGGATTAAATCTCGGTAAAAATCCTAGACTACTACTTTTATAACGATTATAGTTTAGAATTTCTGCAACTATTCCAGAGAGTTCTATTTCATTAAGAGATCGCATACTATCTAAAATCTGCATTGGATTATAACCGTCATTTTTAGCCTGTGAAATAATAACTTCTGATATTAGTTCAGACGAAACAACGTCAAACCCGTTTGAAGTAAAAAACCCTGTCATTGCTTGATATACAGAGGAATTAGTACTAGATTTTACGTTTTGGTATCCTTCGAATTCTTTAATTGTTTTTGATTTATTATTTTCCGTAGGAAGATTTGTATAGTTATATCTCATAAATTACCTTCTAGGTGGAAAAACAATTGCTGCTGGGTTTACCCTTAATTTGCCATCAACGCCTCTATTATATGCTTTAAAAACATTGATGCCTAATCCCCCAGGAAGGGTAAACAGTCCTGGCACATTTTGAGTGCTAGGAGGATCATAATATTTTCCTGCAGGGTTTCTTATAGAAGCGTTAAGAGCACTCGATGCTATGTTATATTGTTTAGGTCCAACTCTACCGAATCCGTTTTGATTGAGATAGTCTTTAGCAAGAATAGCAGCAATGTCTAATAGTGGATTGTTTAATGTATTTGGCGGATTTACAATACCATATTGTCTCGGTTTACCGGGTCTATCAAACAGATTAGTTATTTGTTTTCCAGGAATACTATAATTTCGTGCAGCACCTTGTTTATCAAATAAAGGATTTCCTGTTTTCAACGGTGCCTGTGCTCTTTCATAAATTACAGCATTTTCTGGTCTAGGATCTGTGTTTGTTTCGGTTACAGGTGTACTTTCTGGATTTGATAACGCAAATGGACTAGGAGATGTATCGTAGAATTGATTAACAAATCCTTCAATCTTTCTGTTAGAAGATCCTTTATAATATAAAACATTCTCATAAACAACTGTCATACTATTCTGTAGAATTTTTCCACCTTCAGATTGATTTAAAGAATCGTGTTTCCAATCTGTAATTTTTGGATTAATTAACGAAATGAGTGTATGATCTTTAGACGGGTTTAGTACATAGATGTCAATTCTATCAAAAAAGTTTTGTCCAACACCTCTATTGTAAATTCCGTATTCATAATCTTTTATACCAAACTTTGTATCTCCAAATTGTCTAGGTGAGTTAGTAGTTTCTGTGTCATAATTGCCGTCTGCAATTAGATTTTTATAATAATTTACCCATAGACTATTAGTAATACCAATCGTGTCATCATGGAAATCGATAGTTACAGGATTGTAAGAGAGTCCTGTATGCACTTGTGTTTTTCTGTTATATTGATTTAATGTTTCAGTTTTTAATTGAAATTTAGGAAGATCGATTTTCTTTACAAAAACTCCTACATTAGAATCAACTTCTGATACTTGTGCATCTCGATTTATTATAAATTTAACGTAATATAAAAAACCAAGTTTAGGAGATCTAATTTGGTTATCGTTAACATACAAATTAGATGCATGTTTATAATCACGTAGACTGACTACACCTGACTGATTGCTACCGTCTATTAGGTCAGTTGCTTGTCCGTTTGATGAAATATAATTATTTGTTAAACTCATATCAATATTTATGACAATAAAAAAGCCCGAATTTCGGGCTTTTTTAGAAAGTTAATATTACTTAACCTCCTGATGCTAAACCTTGGGCATTGCCCGGACGTACAACTCTTCCGACATTTACACCAACGCCGCTTGCTGCTCCCCCTGGTGCTTCTAGTTGAATTGCATTATCGTAAGTTATAGTTAATGCAATATCCATAATTTCATTGCTCGAGTAGTCACCTTGAGCATAGGTTGCCTGTTTAACATAGCACCCTAGAAATTCAAAACTTTCTAAAGTCACAGGTTCAAATCCTCCGTTACCACCGTCTAGAACCTCAACACGCATTCTAAATTTATAATCAATGGCGCTTTGGGCACTTGATTGCTCAAAAAAGTCAAATTGCTTCTGCAATTGTTCTCCAACTTTTCTACTTACAATTCCGCTTGCATCATCACGAAGAGTTACCTTTGCATCTGCCCAGGTATGTTTTCCTAAAATTTTAACAGTGCTGTTATAAATCGGTAGATTAATAGTTTCAAAAGAAACATCAGGTCTTGTAACGTTCATAACTTGTTTAGTTAATTCAGTGGTAGGAGCACCTGCTACCCCAAAACCGTCCATGGTAACACGGAAGCGGTACTTCAATTTTGGCATTAGCAAACCTTGAGTTGTGCTTGCCTGCGCTCCCGCAATAGGAACTGTGAAATTTCTTAAACTTGCAATAGGCATTTAAATGCTCCTTTTATTAACTCTTATAGTCCAGCCTCAATATCACCTCTGTTTTTAATTCTCAAAGGAATATAGATAAATTCAACAGCCTTAACTGGTTCGACTGCTATATCTACGTATAACTCATTACGATCGATTCTAGCAGGTGTGTTATTAGTTTCGTCACAAACTACAATAAAATCGTATAACGCACGTTGACCTACCAGTTCTAACATTAAACTCTCAACCGATGCTTTAATTTCTCTGCGAGTTTGTGCATCGTTAGGTTCAAATAAGAAAGGTCTTGATAAAATATCAAGTTGGCGTCTTAGATAAGCAATCAATCTTGATACGTTAACTCTATCTAATGCGCTAGCATTTGATGCTCTTGTTTTTTGACCAAATGCTGTAATTCCAACACCGGTTAGATTTGTAATTGGGTTGATCGAAACTTTAGTATTTGGATCTAACATTACATCTCTTAAACTTTGTGGAATAGTTTGAGATTTAAACTCACCCTCTGAATCGATGTATCCAATGCTTGTAGCATTATCAATTACACCTCTTCTTGTACCTGCAGGGGCAAACCAGAGATAACTTTTAGCATCGCTGTTGAGATAAGTTCTCAACATCATATGGCTAGGAGGAACAACTATTCTGTTACCAGAATTATCTGTAGTATAACCACTTGGGTAATACATGGCCATATATTCATTATAAGTCACTGCGCCATTATCGCCGTTATCAAGTGCTCCATTAGCATTTAATCCGTAGTTAGACAAACTTGATGCAGTTGGTAATAATCTAAATGGAGTATCACCTATAACAAATGCTGTTAAACCTCTATCAACATTAAGTGCTACCATGTTAGAAATTAATTCTGTGTAGCCTGGTGCAACAATAAGATTGAAATTTAATGAATCTGTATCTCTTAATGTTAAACTAGTATCTACAAGAGATTTCATTTCTTTCACAACAATTTGTCTTTGAGATTTTCTTCCAAAAACACCTGCACCATTTTCGTCAGTTGGATATTGACTAACCCAACGGTCTGCATTATACCCTGACATAGATTCGCCGTTATAGACATCATTTGTTGCAGATAAATTTATGTAATCTGTAACAAATTTCTTAACATTATAACCAGACCTTCTTGTATTCCACAATCTTATACCTCTAGGATACAGAGAAGGATCAGGTGCATCAGGGTCTACATAGTTAGAAGATCTTAATGTAGAAATACTTGCTGCATCAGTTGCAGCACCGCTTGCTCCCCAACGAGCATCTGCAAATACCCATCCAGTTGGACTTGTTTGGTCGGTAGTATCCTGTAATACCCATTTGCTACCAGTTGTGATTGTAGAATCGTAAACGTATATATTTGTACCATATAATTCTAAATCGCTTGTATCAATCCAAATATCGCCTGTAACTAAATTACCGCCATCGCTTCTATCACCGTTTACAGGTTCAGTTGCCTGAATAATCGGACCTGCTGGATCTGCTGATGGATAAAAGTTAAGATAACCAACCCATACAGTTCCGGAATTTACTAGGATATCAACTTCATCAATGACGTTATTATACCATAATGCACCGTCGGCTGCATCAGTATAAGGTGCAGTAGTTTTTGCTTCATATACCAATGGCTTCCAATTACTAACCACATATGTAGAAGTATCTTCTACAAAGAAATTAGAATTTCCAGTTTGATTAGAAATCGACCACGGTGTCCATTTGAGCAAAGTTCTTGTAGCGGTATTTAAACTTGTAATTTTAATTTCACCACCTTGTCTATGAGACAGGGTTAATACATTGGTATCAAAATTCCATAGTGCTTCTACATTAGTTAAACTTGGCTGTGCTAATACTGCACCAACAAGTAACTGTCCCAAATACGTAGTTGTATTTGTGGCAGTCATTATTATTGGATATAAATTACCAAATGATTCTGTTCCTGCATCCGTTTCTGCCATGTTAAATGTGTAAGTTGTGCCATTTGTTGCATAGGCCGTTGCAGCATCAGCGGTTAGCACGGTAACACCTTTAGCAGTTCTTCTTCTTATTTCAAAATTTGCATTGATCGGATCACTAGAATTTGGCACGCTATAATCAACATATAAAGATCCTGCAGGAATATTCAATCCACCGTCTGTTGAATCTTCGTTGTAAGTTGCGCTTTCACGAGAAGAATATAAAGGAGCATCAACAATATCCCAGGTTTTTGTAGTTCCATTATAATATTTGATAACCCAATTTGATCCGTTAGTAATAGGTGTAGTAGTAACCCAAACACTTCCGGTCGCTGTACTAGCATCATAGATAGGATAATTATAGTGTGGGCTAATCTGTAGACGTTTTAATGGGTCATTTACTACCTGTATCCAACTGTTATTTGAAGTTCTATAAAAAAGTTGATTTGCATTAGAAGATGAAACCACCATTGCATAATCGCCGGGTTTACCAAAAGAAGGTGCCGGTGCTCCGTTCACTAAAATATTCGTAGCAGTATTGTCATCTAAAACAATAGGTGTAACTGATGTAAACTTTCTTGTAACACTACTCCATTCTTTGATACCAAAAGATGATGCTGCTGTATCTACCCAATAAGTTCCTGCAACAGGATCTCCTGTAGGAGCAGTAGACTGAGGTAACAATTGATTTAAATCAATATCAGCCCTAACAACATACGCTCTAGAACTAACACCTAGGCTACTGTAGGCCGCTTGCAATCCATATTCATTTAATTCGTTTCCATGTTGAGGATTTCCGCTTGAATCAGTATAAAATAATGGTGTCCCAAAGGTATCAGTAAGATCACGTTGGCTTGTTACAAGATATACCTTTCCTGCATTTGCAGCCATAGTACCAGCCGCAGTTGTGCCGCTAGGATTGTCTTTATCTTCTGCCGAAGCAATAATAATTAACGGGGTAGTGCCCGAAGCCGCAGGTGTGTAGAAACTTTCGTCTACAACTGTAACTGCTACACCTGGTGAAGTTAATGTCGCCATTATCAAATCTCCTCAATGGAATACTTTGATGTATTTAGCGGTTTGTCTTAATTTTTTTGGGGTTAAATATTAGAAAAGGGAAGTAAAAAGGGCGCCAAATGAGGAAAGTTTGTAAAAAATGTGGCCAAAGACAAGTGGCAATTAATTATTATAAAAACAATATTACTTACTATAGATCAACCTGCGACCATTGTTCAAAAAAAAGAATAAAAAGTTTTTTTCCTTGGGAAAAGAGCGGATATAAAAAGAGAACTACCTGTGATAGATGCGGATTTACATCAAAACATCAAGAGCAGTTCAATGTATTCCATGCCGATGGTGATTTACTCAATTGTAGGCATGGTAATTTAAAAACTTTATGTGCTAATTGTCAAAGGATAATTGGCAAGGAAGAAATTAAATGGAGACGAGGAGATCTTGTTCCTGATTTTTAACTAGCTGTTCTAGTTGCCTAAATAAATCGTCAATTGATCCATTGTTTTCTATTGTAGAATCAATGTTAAATCCTACCCAACTTGTTTCACTAGCATGAATTTTTAATTCTTCTATTTTACTCTTACTAATAGCCCAACTCATATTTGTTGGTCCGGCGTTCACATTTACAGCGTCCTGATACCATTCAGGATCGACTCCTCTTTTAACTCTTATGACTTTTCCTCCCGCCCTATGAATAGCAGTAATTTCATTCGGAAATCTTACATCACTAATGACAATGTTATCTTTAGTTTTACGCATACGATTTTCAACACTGGCAATCCAAATATCGTCATGAAAACCTTGACGACAAACTTCTGTACCCCAATATTGCATAACCCACCGAGGAGTTAAATGAGGAATATTCAATCTATCTGCCCACCATGGGTCTACCTTTTCCCTCCACTCCCTGCTTTCTTTAGTGCGACCTTCCATTAATGTTCTATCCCATCCAAAAACATTACTGATAGCGTCTTTTAAGGAATTGGCAAAACTGTCACGTCTAAAACCATGAAAATTTACCAGATAATCTGCGGCTGTATCTTTGCCTGAACCTATAAAACCAACAAATCCTATAATCATAGAAACTCCTCGGGATCTGTAAATTTATATGATTTTTATCGTTAAGTCAAAGGTTTTTTAGCCAATTACAAATGTAAGAGGTGTCCCACCATCCTTATAATTGATAAGATCTTGTTCAAGGACTTCAATTTCTGCTTTTCCTTCTGACTTTAATGCTGTTCCATTTAGACTAGTTCCTCCCTGAGGACTGGCTATCTGAGCAAATTTTTCTCTTGCTTCTCCCAGCATGATTTTACAAGTTGCCAAGGTGTAATCTCTTAACCATTGACTGGCAAAATTATCTTGTAACAGATTGAAATCGGGGCGCTTATTATAAATCCAAATTAACACTTCTTCTTCGCTTCTCGGACGTTGCATCAGCGTGAGTTTTTTATTTGTTCTGTTATAGAGGAAATTAATTTCACTACCGAACATTTTTCCAACTTGTTTTTGATAACTTGCGAAAGCATAATAGGTTGCTAATCCACCCATGTTAGTTGCTGTTAACAAGTATGTATTAGAATAAGCGAGATTAAATGGTTCAAACAATGTTCCGCCCTGTCCGCCGCCTGATCTACTTCCTATACTTCTTCTAAATATTTGACGAACATCCATAACTTCATTAGGAAGAAAATATTCATTCCTATCAACTTCTACCATTAAAAAGGCATAACTTTCTTCTACAGCGTTACTACTGCGCTGTCTAAATTTACCTAACGCACGATCAATAGCAATATTATAATTCTCTGTATTCAATTCAACATCAATCATGCCGTCGCCGAGCATGATTTTGCAATATTCTACTACCTTTTGTCGTTCTAGATCGTTCTCATTCATATGGATATTTATGCTATAAATATAAGACTATGCCACGCTTATCACTCTATCGTCCAGAAAAAGGTAATGATTTTAGATTTTTAGATCGTGCAATTAACGAGCAATTTCAAATTGGAGGAACCGATGTCTACATACACAAATACCTCGGACCGGTAAATCCCGTTGAAGGCGAAAGTTCACCTACTCAACCTAATCAGACTAACGAAATTCCAGAATTAGGCATTCAAGATTTATTATTTTTAGAAAATAGAGATAGGCATTATAGCGAAGATGTTTATGTAATTAGAGGAATTTATACCTTACAGGATATTGATTTTAATTTAAGCCAATTTGGTCTATTTCTTCAAAATGATAACATAATGGTTACATTTCATTTAAGGTCAAGTTTTGATGCCTTAGGTAGAAAAATAATGCCAGGGGATGTTTTAGAATTACCTCATCAAAAAGATGAATATGCATTAGATGATAGCCTTGTTGCTCTTAAAAGATTTTATGTAGTTTCAGAAGTTACTCGTCCTGCTACAGGATATAGTCAAACATGGTACCCACATTTAATAAGGGCAAAATGTCAGCCTCTTGTTGATAGACAAGAATTTAAAGAGATTTTTGATAAAGATTCTGGAGCAGAAGATGGGTCAACTCTAAGAGATTTATTATCAGAATATCAAAAATCTATAGATATTAATAATCAAGTTATTTTACAAGCAGAAGAAGATGTGCCTAAGAGTGGATATGAAACTAAACATCTTTATGTAATTCCTACTGATGCCGTAACAGGACTAGTTGATGTGAAAGATGCTAGTGAAACTGTTAATATTACAGAAGACTCATTTGACGCTTCTGCTGTTCTAAGTACACCTTCAAAAAATTATTATGTAGGTTATTTAACCGGTGATGGAATTCCTCCTAACGGTTCACCATATAATTTTGGAATAACCTTTCCTTCCAATCCTGTTGAAGGAGAATTTTTCTTAAGAACTGATTATCTACCTAATAGAATGTACAGGTACAATGGTACACACTGGATAAAATTTGAAGATAATGTTAGAATGACCACAAGTATGTTAGGTGAAACTCAAACAAACAATCCAGCATTAATTAGACAAAAACTCAAGGCCAGTTTTGTTAACAATGAAAACACATCAACTATCGCTGGCGAAGTTGTTAAAGAAAAGCAGGCTTTAAGTAAAGCACTAAAACCTAGGGCAGACGTATAATGGATTATTTTTATGATGGTCAGGTAAGAAAGTATTTGGCTCAATTTATTAATATTTTTAGCAATTTTGCATATAAGGATGCAAAAGGTAATTTAGTTACTATTCCTGTTAGATATGGGGATATGAGTAGACAAGTTGCTCAAATACTAAGAAAAAATAGTGAAAACAGTGTTCCTTCTGCACCCTTTATTGCCTGTTACATAAAAGATCTACAGTATGATAGAGCCAGGTTGCAAGATCCTACATTTGTAAGTAAAATACAAATTCGTGAAAGAGAATTTAACACAGCAACTAATTCTTATCTTAATAATCAAGGATTAAATTATACTGTTGAAAGGATCATGCCAAGTCCGTGGACAATTACGTTATCCACAGACATATGGACTACGAGTATGGATCAAAAACTTCAAATATGGGAACAGATCATAGTATTTTTTAATCCTAGTTTCGAAATACAAACAACTGATAACTATATTGATTGGACAAGTTTGAGCTCTGTTACTTTAGAAACACAAACATGGACTAGTAGAAGCGTTCCTCAAGGTGTAAACGAAGATATAGATGTTTTAACTCTAAATTTTTCAGCACCAGTCTGGATAACTCCGCCTGCTAAGGTAAGAAAATTAGGAATTATAACAAAGATTATAAGCAATGTATTTGCAACTAATGCAGAAGGAGCAATTAAAACATCATATAACATTGATGGTGCCAGTGGTATATTTGATCAAATAAGTCCCGATGAAGAAGTTGTAATAACTTCTGGGGATTTCAGTCTACTGGTAATGAACGGACTAGCAAGAATTATAAATCTTACTGCTCTAGGTGACGATATTGATCTTGAAGATCCAAGAAACTCAACGTCATGGTTAAAACTTTTAGATTTATACCCAGGAAAATTTAGGGCAGGGCTTAGTCAACTAAGATTTACGCAAGAAACCGGATCTGAAATAGTTGCTACAATTAGTTTAAATCCAAACAATGATAATGAAATGATATTAAACATTGACCCTGACACAATTCCGTCGAACACTATTATATCTGGTAGAGGTACAGTAGATGCTATTGTAAATCCGCTAACATATAATCCGAGTTCTTTATCAGTAGGAACAAGATTTTTAATATTAGAAGGTATCAATAATAACGATCAATTTGGAGGAATAGGGTATCAAGGTCCATCGGGATGGAAAAATTCAGATGGTAGTGATTTTCAAGCCAACCCTAACGATATTATAAGTTGGAATGGTTCTAGTTGGAGTGTGGTGTTTGATTCCGAAAATGCAGGAAATACAGTTGTGTATACAACAAATGCATACACAGGAATTCAGTATCAATTCAGCCAAGGCGACTGGGTAAAAAGTTATGATGGTATATATGATAGGCAGTTATGGCGGTTAATTCTATAAACAATATTACTTGCAGTGGCGGATTAATTTTATCTGCTAAAACAAAAAAATTTTTATTATTATTAAGAAATAACGGAAGAACAGCAGGAACATGGGGTTTTGTAGGTGGTAAAAAAGAACCCGATGATCACACTTCGTTAGATATATTAAAGAGAGAAATAGAAGAAGAATTAGGAAATATTCCTAACATTCAAAAAATAATTCCTTTAGAATTTTTTGTTAGTAGCGACCAAAAATTTCAATATAATACCTATGTAATAATAGTTGAAAATGAATTTATTCCTATCCTTAATTCAGAACACACGGCATACGCATGGTGTAATTATAAGGCATGGCCTAAGCCGTTACATCAGCGCATTAGTCAAAGTTTTAACAATAAAATTATAAAAGCTAAATTAGAAATCTTATTAGAATTATTATAATAAATCTGGACCGAAAGCCCAGGTTCCTAAATGTCTCAGCTCTTGACTCAGCAGTGTGTCAATTTTAACATTATATCCTGCTGCTGCTATTTTTTGACATAACAACATATCTTCACCTAAATGGTCATTGCTTTGAGCACTCCACCCAAATTCGAACCATGGTTTAGGTATTTCTGTAAAGATTTCTGTTTTTATCAGCATACATCCCATACCTACACCCTGCACTTCAACAAGATCATCATAGACATCGAATGGTAAGGGATTTTGCCAATCGCCAATTATTTCATAGGCAACTCCTTTAGCAGGCAATTGTCTTCTGATATAATTACATGCAACTACAGGTTCATTATGAGACATCAATCTCATTGCTGTGCTTGCAGGAAAGGTAATGTCGCTATCTAACCATAGAATATATTCAGATCCTAAATTAACGGCTTCAGTCGCTAATCGTTCTCTTTGAGTTAGCAAAATAGTGCTTGCATCCATAAACACCTGAGTATCTATCTCGTTTTGTGTGTTTAGTTTTACCATTTCAGCCAAACACAAAGCATGAGCAGAGTGTAGCGTGTCTCTTGTTGGAATACAAACTGCTAGTTTACCTTTTTTAACTGACCAAGAATTTGATGAAAATACAGATGTTTTCTTTTTCATGCGCCTGCCACATCACTACTTAAAGTTTCTCCCTTAATAACCAATCCTTGAATAGAATTAATTAGGTCTTGAGTACGTTTAGCACATAATATAAAATCATTAGGACTTAATTTGCAAGCAGTTTCCATATTATTAAAATCGATTCTACCCAAAGTTAAAATTTGTATGGCGTTTGTTCTTGCAAGATTTTCAAGATAACTATCTTTTTGTTCATCATCTGTGGTAAAAGAAATACTCATACAATCATCATAATCAGTTTCATCTAACAATTCTAGTAATTTTGACAACTCTTTTTCTTCAGAAACAGTTTTGCCTTTTTTATCGTGTAGAGTTTGAATTCTTGTTAAAAAAGATACTAGAGTTTTAGGATTAGATGTTCTATCCCAGTATATGATATTATCAAATTCCCATTTGCTAGGACTTGTATCTGTTTTTGTAAGTATTTTGTCTATATCTTCTAATTTCATATTATGGATAAGGGAAAGGTGTAACTTTGCCACCAAATGTTGCCGAGAATTTAATTTGTGTACCAGCAGACTGATTAATTCCGTAAGCAGCATTTGCACCAAGGACCGCACTCAATTTTATGTTTTGCCCCCCAGCAGGTGCATCTCCTGCAGAACCCCTTACCACATTAGTGAAGGCTTGGTGTACTTTACCAAAAGATAGTTCTGCACCTGTTGCGGGTAAAATTGCCATATTAGTCCTTTATGGCACCTTTATTTATGTAGGTATTTAATATGAAGTTAAAAAATGATTTTTTTGCCATAGATAGTTAGATTTATGAATACAAACTATTTATGTGGATTTTAACTCACACGCAAATGAGAAAATCTATAATTACTTATTAACCAATGTTTTAATTATATTGATTGTTTTTGAAATACTATCTATTGGAATATAATATAAATTAACTGTAGTATCAGTGCCAATATTTGTCATTATGGCATCAAAACTTCCTAGATCTATAGTCGAAAATGCTGTTGCATACTCTACAACAGTGGCAGTTCCTGTATTATAGGCTACTGTTAGTAACTCACTGGTTTGACATCTGTGAGTGCTAGAATTACCTTCAGAGATTTGAATAATATATTTTGCGGATCTGTGTTGACTAAAATAATAAGAATCTATAATTGTAGCACTTGTTGTACTAACAGTAACTACAGAAGAAGACACTTTTCCATATTTTAAGTTAAATCCTAATGCGCTTACATTATCATTAGATCCTATTCCACCAGATACAATCAAAGCACCGGAATTAGTTGATGTAGAAACTGTGTTATTTGTTATTGATAACTGCCTGTTCGTTGTAGATCCTCTTGTTGTGACAGATTGTAGAGTTGAAATATTATTAAATTCTAAAACTCCGCCACCCACGTCTACAATATCAATATCAGTTCCGTCTGCTGGTGTATTATTAAAACTGGCTGTGGTTAAAACTGGTGCTCCTTGAGAAAAAAGTGTACCTCCAATATATAAATTGCCTCCTATTCCTAGTCCTCCTACAACGGTCAAGGCCCCAGTTGTAGTACTGTTCGATTGAGTAGTTCCTGTGATAGATATTCTTGAGAAAGTTCCTGTAGAAAGGTTAATTTGCCCCCCTGTATTAACAATAGTTCCCCCTACATATAAATTTCCAGCAATAGCAGCGCCGCCTGCAACAGTTAAAGCGCCACCTGTTGTTACACTTATAGCATTAGTAGTTGTAGAAATTGTTAATGATTGTACAGTGGTACTATTAAATGAAGAAACTTTAGATTGTATTACCCAGGCAGAACCGTTCCATACATAAGTTGTTGTTCCTATTACATGTGTTTGTCCAATTGTAGGACTTGTTGGAAAATTAAAAATTGCCATATTTTATCTCATTTACAATTGAATAGTCTGTAACCAAAAAGAACTAGTTCCGTCTTTAATATATTGCAAGTATGCATTTGTTTGGCTGTTTATCCAAATATCTCCTATTCTTGGGTTCAATGGGGCTGTACCAGTATTTACTGTAGTGGTCGGAGTATAAAGTTCGTAATCTTCTTCAGGCTGTCCGCCGTTGTAATTATAAATTTTTCCTAATACACTCATGCCCCCTACTACAACAAGAGCACCAGAATTTGTCCCGGTAGAATCTGTTCCTAATCCCAGTCTTACATCGCCATTGATATCTGTATTGCCGGCACCATCGTAGTATAATAGGCTACCTATGTTAATTTGATTATCTCGTAAATCTACTAAATTATCAGCCCCTATTGCAATGATGCCACTTGCGCTGGTTAAATTATTAAATTGATTGTGTCCAATAATTGTATTATTTGAACCAGTGGTTAAATTTACAGCGATGTTATTACCAAAAAAGAAATTATCCGATCCATTAATTAACTTCGATGCAGAATTATTTCCTATAGCAATGTTGTCATCATTTGTAACATATCTAAAGATTGTTCCACTTGAAACATAACTTCCATAATTTGAAGCATTTGTTGGAATTAATAATGTAGAATTATTAAACAGTGAAATAGTATTACCGTCAATTCTATCAATGTAAAAAACATTTTGATTTAATTGGGTAGTACCTACAACTCCGTCAATGTAAATTGCCGTACCGGTTCCTAAATTATGCGAAGGGGATGTTACCAATGCAGGACTTGTAATAACTCCGCCGCTTGTGTAAGAATTTAATGAATATACCACTGTTCCTACTGTAGCAGTTATACCGTTAGACGGACTTGTAAGGCTTTTATTTAGATATAGGGCAAGCGTATTTGTAGTTAATACATTAACCCAATATTTGGTATTGTTTAAAACACTTGTAGATGTTGTGGCTGTGCTAAGTCCAGTAACACCGGTAATTAAAATTTGACTGCCGGTAGTTAATTGGTGATTATTTGCTGTGATTACTATAGGACTTGCATTTGTTGCCGCTGAAATTGTACTGCTACTTACTCTAGTAACATTTGTTATAGTTGCAAGAATGGGATTGTTTTTTGTACCCATTTCTGCCAGTGCGCTATCTCCTATGGCAATGGTATTACTAATGTTAGTACCAGTTTTTAGAGCATTTTTGCCAATCGCAATAACTTTATTTGTGTAAATTAAACCAGTTAATGTATCATATCCAATGGCTATGCTGTTTTGACCTGTTTCAAATCCAGTGCTTGTTGATGCTGTTCCCCTAAACACTAAATTATTTGTACCTTCAAAACCTTTACCGATCGTTAATCCATTTACAACTATATCCTTAGCAATATACATGTTACCGCCAACACCGATACCGCCTGTTATGACCACGCTACCGGATGCAGTTGATGTTGATAGGTAAGAAGTACCTGTGGCAAGAATACGAATAGTTCCTTCAGGAAGAAGACTATATAACGTTGAAGTATAAATCTGTACGAATCCGAGACTTGATCTATATGTAGTTCTTAATTGACTATCTGTAGCTACAGTAAAACCAGTAGCCGTTGTTTCTGTTGGCGGCAGTTGTGGCTGTGCTCCAGGAAGGTCAATAAACTCCCCGCTAGTACCTCGTCTAAGTGTTGATCCGCTAAGTAGTCTTGCCATTCTATTTCTCTATTATGAATTTGCAGTTTCTAATACACTAAGCACCAATTGCACTGTTCCAGTATGGTTAGCAAAAGCACGAATACTGTCTAAACTTTCTATAATTAATTTTCCTGATAAGACTTGTGCAGCATCGCTTGGAGGTATAGAAAAATCTTTTACAAGAAAACTATCAATGTTTGCTGCCTGAGCGCCGTTTCCTTGAGCATCTGCCAAAACTGGTCTATTTCTATGGTGAATGAAACTTACCAATTCTGTTGAAGACGATGTTAAGTTTGATAACTGTGCCATCAATATAATTGCAGTAACGCCAATCGGTGCTGTATAAACTGTAGTTGTTGTACCACCACTGTAACTATAATAATTACTCGATGTTGTTAAAACAAATGTTTTTGTTAAAAATTTATTTAATGGTAATTGTGCCATTTTTATTCCTTTTAGCCTTCAATCGCTAGTATGAATGGTGTCATATTTGCATATAATGATTGAACAAATGTTCTTCCACTTAATACACCAGTCGCTTGACTTATGACTAATCCTTTTCCTATTCTAAAATCTCCGTTTTGGTCAGTGCTTGTAAAGAACACCTTGCCACCATCTAATTGAACAGTTTCTTTTCCTTGAACAGGATCAGCACGACCTACCTGCGGTAATGCACCGTAATTAGTTCCAGCACCAACATATTCAAATAAGTAACCACTTGCACTTATATAGCTTCTTTGATAGAAGTTCACGATAGAACCGTCTGGGAATAGATCAGTTCTAGTAACCGCTTCTCCAAGTTCAACAATATGATGTGTTCCTGACCTACCCCAATAACTTAAACCAGATTGAACGCTATTATATGTTCCACCTGATTGTAAATCGTACACAATTTGACGCATGATAAGTTTGATATCTCTCTTGCACTTTGTTTCAATATAGTCTTTTTCATCTATTGTTAAACCTGAAATTAACGGAGAGAAGAAAGAATCAGTAAAGACATAGTTAGAAACTTCATCAGCGAAGAAATCATAATTTGCTTCAATTAGTGTTACAGCACTACCTGCTCCTGGTACAACTGTTCCAGTTTTACTAATTACACCGGAAGGAACAACTGATTGTGCTGCGGTAATATTTGTCGCAGTTAAAATACTTCTAATAATACCAAATCTCAAATCAATAAATGCCTGAGATTGTACTCCGCCTGTTACCAAGGGAAGTATTATTTGATCTGTAACTGTATTTGTAGCGGTAAATGCTGTATTTGAAACAACTTTACTGGTTATGCTTTGCAGATATTCAATAGCTTTTGCATGATATACAACTTGTGATACTGTTGGATTTTCATAAAGCAATGGTTCTACACCGATAGGAACCGGATCTAAAATATTTTGATTTGGATAGTACGGTGTATTTGCTACTGTACTAGATAATACAGTATAATAAGCATTACCACAGAAATAAAGTGTAAAGTAGTTTGAATTTGTAGGATCTCCACCGCCGCTTGTTAACGCTTTATTCAATATAATACTGTTATAGCCTAAATCTGTTACAACAGTTCCTGTATCAGCATAATATATACCGTTGTCGTCGTATTGACGACCGAATTGATCTCTAATGTATAAAGTATTACCAATAGCAATATCTGTGGTATCAATATTCACTAATGTTATTGTAGCAGTAACCAATGTAGACGTACTAGGTTGAGAATTTAAAAATCCTGGGAAATTTTGTTCATTTAAGTGACCGTCCGGGGGTTCGACTTCCATAACAAGAGAAATATGTGGTCGATTTAAAATATCAGGACAAAATATTTCCACCTTACCTGCATTTGGCCAATAGCCGTTTGGATAGTATTGATCTAATTCGTTGCTACCTGTTACACCTGTTGGGCTGAATGGATATGCTCTAAATGTTGGATTAAAGACTGTTCCGCTGAAATCTCTTCTACCATATCCCTTTGCTAACAATGAAACATCACCAAAGTTACAGTTAGAGTTCGTAATACTAGCAATACCACCGTTATCAACTTGTACACCAACAGAACAGAAAATTGTAAACACAGATACTAACTGTGCATAACCATTTCTAGTTATTCTCATACCGATGCCACCTTGGTTCAACTGAGTAAAGGCATCGTAAACAAAAGATTGAATTGGACTTCTATCGCTGATTACACCGCCATCTACAAGGCTTCCTCCCATTGCACCAATTGGATCAAGTTTTCTTTGATTCCATGTTGTGGCAGTTCCTGTGTATTGAATGCTTAATGTGTCTACATCTGAATCAGTAAATGGTCTAGGATCTGTTAAACCAAAATATAATGTTGCATTTGTACCGAATCCAATAGTAGGTTGATCTAAGCCAACTTTAAATGTTCCACTACCTAATGACTGAACTGAAACCACTTCCGCAGCAGGTAAAACATCTGCACCGTTCAGTCCTGTTAGACTAAACAATCCTCCGCCTGCAAATACTGGGGGAGCAGCATCTACTCCATTGACAATAATATCTGTGATAATTCTAAAGTTACGTTTTACTGCTTCTTGAGGCATGTAATCACCACCGTACTGGAAGAAGGTGTTGATTACTTGTCGGGTATCGGTTTGATACTGCGGAGTTATCTCTCTATTAGCAATCACTTGCAGTGCTAAATCTCTAGCGTAATTAATTGCATAGGTTGTTGTGGTTTCTTGCCCGGCAATGTAATTGTAATTTGCACCCCAATATGCCTTACCTGCTTCAATACTCTTATTGTTTCCGCCCAATATAATATCTTGGCTAACTGCATCTAGAATTAAACCAATATCTCTATAACATTTTGCCTCATTATAGTTAAAACTAGTAGGATTGTAAGTTTGATCAATAAATGCTATAACTTCTTCTACAATAAATTCTTTGTTAAGAACTATTAAATCGTAGGCATTTAAAACTGTAGCAGTTGAGGTAGCAGTTAATGCTATTCCACTCGGTGCTGCTGCTACAGATGGTCCGTTAGTTATAATATTTGTAATTGTAGAAACATTTACAGATATAGCAGTTGCTTCCCATACTGTTGCTGTTGTATTAGTAAAGACTTGACTGACTAGGGTCTGTCTTGGTGTTACAGGAATTCCCCTAATTACTTGACTTACAAGATTTGACAGTGTATTGAATGCTGCAACTGTTTGACTAATTTCGTTAGGAATATTAGTAGCAGTTGTACTGAATCCGTAATAATAAAGTCCATTCTGAATACTTTGTCTATTTCCGCCGTGAAGCATGTCAAATGCAACTGCATCTACCATGTAACCTACATCTCTAGCACATTTTACTGCATCATAAACAAAACCAAAATTAGTTGCTGTAACGTAGGCATTGACTTCTGCTGCCAAGTATGCTTTATTTGCTATTAGGTTAGCATAAGCGTTTTGAATACTTGTAATACCGCTTGGATAACCATTTGAAATAAACTTGTCAGTCCAGCCTAAATTGTTTCCATTAACAATATCTATAATTTCGTTAAATCTTGCTGTGATAATATCAGTCTCATTTGTTGTTGCTGATTCATATGTTGTGGTATTTTGAGCAATAACATTTTGATATCGGCTTATTAAATCATCAGCCGGTGTTATGTTTTGAACAATTTTAACAGACAAGTCTCTCAAATAAGTAATAGCATCTAATGTAGGTCCTAATTGAATTTGTATTTGACCTACATAAGCACCTTGATTCCAATATTGTAAGCCTGCAAACGTTGATTGGCTGCGTCCTACAGTAGGATATTTTAAGTCTTGAGCGATGGCATCTAAAATTAATCCTGTATCTCTGCGGCATTTAATTTCGCTGTAAGGAAATTGTTGTACAGTATTATTAATCCAATTAATTGTATCTTCTTGTATAAATTTACGATTTGCTTGAATTAATGTTTCAGCAGCAATAAATGCAGCATCTGGTCCAGGACTGGTATAAATGTCTGGCGCCGCACTTGGACCATTATCTATAATTGTTGTAATAATATCTACAAGATTATTAATACTATCACTGGCAATACTACCACCTGTCAATGCTGTATTAACAATTTGTTTATAAGTAGAAGTTGAACCTATAATATTAGTACAGGATGTGTTAATAATAACTTTTTGTGCTAGTGAATTAATATAATCAATAGCAGCAATAGTTTGAACTTCTTGCCCTGCAATTAAACTTACTACACCGTCATAATAGGCTAACCCTGCTTGAACAGATTTTTCATTTCCACCGAATGCTGCATCATAACTTATATTTTCTAAAATAATTCCAACATCTCTTCTACATTTTTCTCTATTATACGAGAATCTGTTTGTTGTAGAATTGATGTAAGATATTACCTCAGCCTTAATAAACTCTTTGTTTGCCAATAATAAGGCATGAGCATTGGCAACATTAGTGCTGGTATTTTTTGTTAGATTAATAGGAATTCTTCTACCAGGTTCTTGATAATCAGTAGGACCAACACGAATAATTTCTGTTATTAAATCTATTTTTTCTTTTAATGTGTCTGCTTCGTAGTTTGTTGCAGAAGTTAAATTTGTTACCTGAGTAATCGTTGTTTGATACTTGGTTAAAATTGGTTTGGCTCTGACAACATCACTTACGATTGATTTGATATATTTGTATGCAGCAACTACTTGAGGGATTTCATTTGGAACTTCTGTTGCAGTTGTGGTATATCCAAAATAATAAACACCGCTCTTAATACTCTGTTTATTACCGCCAGTTAATAAGTCAAATGCCACACTATCTAAAATATATCCAATATCTCTACGGCATGTTTCTTCATCGTAGATAAAAGCTTTCAACGTGTTAACATAAGCGACTACTTCTGCTCTAATAAAGTTTCTATTACTATTTAGAAGGGCAGCACCGGCTATAGTTGCTTCATTTTCAGATCTTACTAAACTAATAGGCTCTTTTACTACATTATTTGGGCCGTTCTTGATAATATTAATGATATTATCAATTAGTTCTTCTGCTTTACTAGATTCTACATAACTACCCGCAGGGAATGAAACTACTTGTGTAATTGTACTTTGATATAATGTAGAAGTAGTAATAGGAATTCCTCTAACTACATTAGAAAACAATTCTTTCATGTAGTTGTAGGCAGCAACAGTCTGAGCAATTTCTCCAGGGATAGCAGTTGAACTAGCATTGTAACTATAATAGTAAACACCACTTTGAATTGCTTGTTTATTTCCACCGTATAACAAATCAAAAGCCACACTGTCTAAAATATAACCAACGTCTCTTGCGCACTTTGTTTGACTATAGACAAATCCCGGACTCTTTGTAGATTCAACAAATGCAATAGCCTCTGCAATCATATAACCTCTATTTTGAGCCAAAAGATTATATGCATTGACAATGCTAGTAGAACTACTTGCACTAATACCATTCGGAACAATCAGATCTGATACACCTGTTGTTCCACTGTTTAAAATAGTAACAATTAAATTATACTCTGTATTAATTTTTGTTTGTTCGCTGGCAGTACCGCCACTAGTTAATACCACTTGGCTAATTGTGCTCTGGTATCTAATACCTGAAGTATCGTTGACGATTACTTTTTGTGCTAGACTTTTTAGATAATTGAATGTGTTAGTTGTTGTAGTTAATTCATTTGTAATATCACCAATTAAACCACTTTGATTCCAATACTGAATACCTGCAAAATTGGACTGACTTTCACCTTCAAATAAAATGTCTAATACAATACTGTCAACAATCAACCCTGTATCTCTACTACATTTTGTAGAATCGTAAACAAATGGACTTAGTGTGCTATTGATATAACTTATTGTTTGATTTGTTAAGGTTGTTTTTGATGCCAGTAAAGTATTGTAGGCTGTTACAATTGATGCAGTTGTTGATGCCGTACCATTTGATACAATTTTATTAGTAATCCATTCAGCAAAAGCACCTGTTGATAAGGATGCACTAGAAGTATTTAAAATTTCTAAAATGTCGTTAAATCTATTGTAGACAATTGATTTTGTACTAGAAGTTGCCAATGTTGCAGTAGCAATATTTCTTAGGTATGTAATAGCGTTAGTTGTAGTTGTTATTTGATTGCCTATGGCATCAACATATCCGCTTTGTCTCCAATATTGTAAACCAGCAAAAATACTCTCGCTATTACTATCCTGTTGCATGTCCAGAGCTATACTATCAATAATTAATGAGGTATCTCGGCGGCATTTGTCTATGTCGTATACAAAACTTCCACTATTAAACGTTTGGTCAACGTAGGCAATAACTTGTTCTTGAATAAATGGTTTATTGGCTAGCAATAAAGTTCTAGCATTAAAAAATCCTTGATTTTGTTGTCCAGCATTGACATACATTCCCTGTTCAATAGTACCAGTTCCTACAGCAACAATGATTGTAGTTGTATTAGCCTTCCATGTGCCTGTTCCGATCGCAGCAGGAACTTGAACAGTTTGATTAGGAATAAACATAGTTCCATCTTTTAACCATGGACCACTTTGATTTGTACAGTTTTGAATATAAGGAGAATGGAATAAATCAATCTTTTCATCACCTTCTAAGGGTGGAAATGCTGTAGCGTATGCTCCTCTATTAAGTTCAGGCAAATATTGACCTTCTAATAATCCGCTTCTACCATTTAAGAAGGTCATATAGTTCAAATAACATCCACTTTGCATGTGGAATAAGTCTTGAGTTTTATTAATCGGTTCAATAAATGTAGTTCTAATATCTGAACCCCTTACACTGGTATAGGGTTTCATTATTAAAGGATTATCTTCTAAGTAAGTTCCAGCACTTACTAAAATTTGTGTACCTGGTTGATAATAAGGGCTATTGATTGCTCCCCCTATTGTTCTGCAAGCACGGCTTGGATCAATTGCACGACCGTCGTTAGTATCGCTGCCATCCATAGTAACATATAAAGTATTTGTCACTACTGGTGCAGTTCCAATAGGATTATTTCCTCTAACTCTAATGTTACCTATAATATCTGTTAATCCTAAACCAGGGTCAATGGTAATATTACTTGCAGTGTTGGTAATTAATTGAGAATAAACATTATCAAGGAAAGCACTTGCCCATGTTTTATCTATAGTACCGACTGTACTTGAATTAGCAGTTCCGGGTAATACATTACCACCTATAACAATATCTCTACCTATACCAACTCCGCCGGTTACTGTGAAGGCTCCTGTTGTAGTCGAAACAGAATTATCAGTTGAAAATATTCCTGCTCTATCTGTTGCCAGTAGACCTTGAGATGGATTGTAACTTAATCCGTTTTTCTGCCCTATTGTGTCAATTAATAAAAATGCATTTCCTGTTGAAACAGCAAATGTAGG